GTGTTTTCTTTGTATCTTTTCTATACCTTTATTTAGTAAAGCCCTAGTTGCATCATCAAATGATTTATTTCTCTTATCTTGCTGGTCTAAAAATATGGGTTTAGATACTACCGCAGAGGCAGGGGTATTAAACTTAAGGAATCCCCTTGGCCTATTACTATTTTCCTTGTCACCTTCATTACCTACATAAAGTGAATCTTTTAAACTAACCAAATCCCTTTTAGTAAGAGGGTCATCTATAGTAGCTTCTTTAAAATTGGCTGTTAATTGGTTTAAGTATCCAACATAGCGGGCGGTATCCTCATTTGCCTTCCTATTTTCTTCAAGTTTAGTAACTAACTTTATATTTTTAATCTTGGTTGAATCCGGTATACCCGGTTTACTAGCCTCATACTTTATTTGGGCCTCACTATATTTTGGTAAAGATGCAATCCTTTCTTCTTCCTTTAATATTTTAAGAAGTTCACTATAATCAGGAGTAGAATCTATTAAACCCATTGAATTTATCTTGGGCTTATTAGGTTCATTTACATCCTTGTTATCTTCTTCATCCTCATAGTTTACCTGTGTAGTTTCGGATTCTTTACTATAAGGATTTATATCACTAGTACTAGCAACATCCTCTTCTACCTTACGAGTGTTGGTGTTATTCTTAAAGTCTATGAAATTCCTTATTCCATTTTGCCAAAGGAATGCCTTGTATATTATTTGATCAAAATTCCTGGGCCTTATAACTATATTATCATCCATACCATCCATTAGCAATTTGGATGGTTGCCCATTACTTATACCCTCCATACCTTCTAGGCTAGCCCTTATAGCACCATCTATATTTATATTTTTACCCTTAATAACCTTAGCTTCATATAATAGATAATAAAAACTATCAGATGCCCTACCCCCTACTACCTGATTTCTTACTGTATTTAATTTTGAATCAAAATCTCCCACTGTAACTTGACCGTCCTTACCATAGCGGACAGAGGTAGTGTCATTAATTATATTAGCAGTGTACTGACCATTGGCTATTTCTTTTAGCCACCCGGCAAAATAGTTTTCTAGTTTAGCAACCAATGCATTACCTGAAGACCTTATGGTGTTTGTGGTATAGGCTTTAAGATAGGCAACTAAATCTGTACACTTGATATTCATTACGAAACCCTTGTTAGAATAGCTTGTGGTTATATCCCTAATGGCTACCTTACGTTGGGGGCTTTTAATAACCTCTCCACCAGGTGTAACAAAACCCCACTGAACTAATAGGATTACATCATGTGTAAGATAAGGTAAATCATATTTATCTATTGAATCGAATTGTAATGTCATATCACATCTATCATCTTCCTCTTCATCGTAGACATATTCAAATTCTGTAAGATACCTAGACAAAGGTCTACCATCAGCATCCTTTAACATTACACCTTGTGTATCAAATAACCAGGCCATTGGCATCCCTAATGGGTATTCCATTTGTGCCAGTTCTTGCATATCCATTATAGGTAGTTATTTAAGTTAGGTATCACTATAGCCCTACCAATTGTAAGGTCGAAAGGATTACTTATATTATTTACATCAGCTATCACAAACCATTTCAATGGGTCTTTATAAAATTGATAGGCTATCTTCGTTAGGTTATCCCCATCTTTAATAGTATAAGACATATCATCTATATCTTCTTTATAAACCAACATATCCCTTTGTAATGATTGATCACCTAAGGGATAGTTTATTATATAGCCTTTATCGTATAATCCTTGTCTCATCTTATTTGTTTCTTTGATTTCCTAAGCTACCTATTATATCTTTACTACTTCTATTGTATGAGGTAACCCTTTTGAATGTAACGGTTTGTAATGCTTGTTGAGGTAACATATTGGTTGATATAAACCTTCCAGTTTTAGGGTCTTTATAACCCCTGTTGAATTGGGATAGTTTATAAGGGGCATCCACCAATACCCAGATTGAATCACCAAATAAGGTTTCCGGCCTATATCCCATGGCTGTATTTAATCCCGGACTTTGTCCCCCCCATATTATCTTAACTCTGTGAGGGGGTTCATTATAACCATCTGACTTAGTTAGGGCTTCTATCCATCTACAATTGAATATTACATCTTCTCTATGGTTCTCACTACTAAACCAATCTATTACAAAGGATAGGGTATCTTCACTACCTGTGTATTGGTAGATAGGGTTATTACTTCCGAATGAAGCTATACCCACAAACTTAGATTCTGGGATATAGTTAACCTCTAAAGGAACAAATGGTAAAGATATATAAGAATAATACCTTGTATCATTATGCTCAGAGGGATTGTAATCTATGTCTACTATAGAAATATAATCTTTAGCTACATCTTGTACTCTTGAGAGCCTGGGTGTTTCATATAAATAACCTTCTGGCTGTTCTCTTGGGGGTAATACCAATTCGGTTCTTCTGGGTTCTCCTCCCTTAGGCCCATTATCATAAGCTTCTTTAGGCCCATTCCTATCAACCTTTTCAAAGCCCCTTGTATACCTATCAGCTATTATCTTAGCCCTCATAGCCTTTGAACCATAAGATACAAGTTGATCTATACTATTGTCTGGGACATAGTTTAAAATTGGTTCCGCTATTTTGGGTATGAATTTTGCCATCTTAGAATGTACCTAAATCTATTAATGTTTTATAATAACTTTCTTCTATCTTTTTATCCATTGCTTTCTTACCATCAATAATAATGGTTATGTTACTTACATTAGCATTGGATAAAGCATTAGCGCCATTCCTAGCAATGGCTTGTAGTTGGTTTGGATCTCTACCCATACCCTGTATAGTATCACCCTCACCCATCCTTAATATTGTTTTAGCCCTTTCAGCCCAGGCCTCTCTACTAAGTTCGGGTTTATTTGATAGGGTCTTAGCCTCATTTTCTGCGTCCTTAACTGCATCTGCCGTTTCTGATAGTGAAGTGTATAATGAATAAGCTAAACTACCTACCCCGCCAACTATAGCACCTACTGCAGTACCTACTGGGCCAAATGCTGAACCAACCATAGCTCCTGTTCCAGCAAAACTTAAAGCATCTCCAGCAATACCCATAGCAGCCCCAGCCCCACCTCCTACTGCATCGCCTCCCATTGATAAAGCCATACCTCCAAACATAGCCCCCATTGAACCTTTACCCATAGCAGCCCCAAACCTACCCAATCCTTGTCCTTTATTCCCAACTGATTGACGATTACTATGCATCCTAGAATACCTATCCCCAACTGCTCCGGATACAAACTTACCCGTTTTCTTGTTTATATACCTACCTTGTGAATTAACAGCTATAGCACCGCCATATCCCCCACCTTTAGATCTCCACCCCATAGCCCCTGCTCCACCAGCTACTCCAGCATACCTAGTAGCGGCTGCCGTCATAGCATTATAACCAGCTACAGCCCTACCAGAAGCTGTTGCAGCAGTGGTACCCATATCCATGTGTAATAACCTAAGGCTTAATACTATAGCCTTATAACCCATGGTAACCGTTTTAAGTACAATAAACCCGGCCCCTATTACTGTTAACCATTTACCCACGGGGGTCTCGGTCATGGCTGTAATAATTTTAAGTAGCCCAGTTAACATACCTAATAAAGGTTTTATTACTGGTTCTAATGCCTCGGTGAAAGCAATCTTAAAGGATTCCCAGGTAGAACTTAATTGTATACCTGAACCCATTAGGGTATCCATCATAGATTCTAGGTTGGTTGTGGCTTTACCAGTTGCACCTGAATTTAATTTTTCTATATAACCATCAAGGTCAGCCATGTTACGAAGTAAGATAGAAGCCTCCCTTTTACCCCTAACCCCAAAGATATCAGCTAGTAGGTTTTGTGTATCTACGTTACCAGTACCCATAGCTACAATGCTATCACTTATGGTTTTCATTAAAGGTGATATAGCTAGTAGGTTTCCTTTACTATCTTTTAAATCGTTTGCACCTAAACCTAAAGCATTAAGAGCATCCCCCGCTCTACCCCTCCTAGATTCATCCGCTGCCCTAGTTACATACCTTAACATGTTTTCCACGGCAGTACCAGCCATGGATCCCTGTATACCAGCATCTCCAGCCATCATTACCATAGAGGCAGTTTCCTCTAGAGATATATTCAAATCCTTAGCAGTGGATACTGCATACTTCATTGCTTCTGCTAAATCCGAAAGGTTGGTATTAGCAGAGGTGGTTGCCATAGTTAAAATATCGGCAACCCTCATAGAGTTTTGTTGGGTAGCATTGATATCAAAACCTTTCATTACGTTGGTCATAATATCGGCGGTACCCCCTTTACCCCCTAACTCGGACATGGTAGCCCCAGCTAAAGCAACCGCTGCTCCTATGTTATTATAAAGCGCTTCTGTATCCTGTCCAGCCATTGCCATATACTTCATCGCATCGGCAACCTCTCGGGCAGTAAACATGGTATCTGCACCTAAAGTCTTAGCCTTCTTTGAAAGCATATCAAAACCTACACCACCTTTTTTCTCAGCAATGGTGTTTACATAGTTCATAGTATAACCGAACTCAGCCCCAACTTTAGTCCACTGTGCCATACCCCGTATAGCCATTAAACCTATACCAGCACCTACCGCATTAATTTGCATCTGAGCCTGCATCTGTTGCCTTTGTATGGCAATCATCTCGGCACTCATAGAACGCATTTGCTGCTGAGCAGCCCTAGCTCCCCCAGTGAATCTATCACGGAGAACTAGGGATACGCCAATTGCTAAGTTTGAACCGCTCAGTCCGTACATCTATTTATCTTTAAGTGGGGGTTTAATATATCTTTGAACTATCTCTAACATTTTATTCCTTCTGGAATGAGGAAAATTTAAAAAGTCTGTCCAACCTATATTCATGCTGTTCATTGACATGAATACAAATTCTTCCTCTAAATCTCCTCCGGATAGAAAAAAGACTCTGCCCTCATTATAGGGTAATTCATCTCTTTAATTTCTGCTTTAGCATAAGGGTTAACTAGATGGGTTGTACCTACAAATTCGGGATCAATTGCAGTAACTACTTTCTTTAGTTCTGCCATTTCCTTTTTATTGAAATACATAAAATTAGAAACTTTCATCCATTTATCATCAATGAATTGTTCCATGTCCCTTGCTTTATAAATATCATTACGAGTAATGGTATCTACCTTCATTAAGTATTTTTCACTATGACCGTTAATCATATTAAACCTTAATCTCTTACCTGAACTATCTAAAGTGATCTCAACCTTTTTGTATGGGTCTTTTCCATAGGGTTGAATCATTTCTTCTCTATATTTCTCATCACCTTCTTCAGGAAATGGTTTTGAATAATCCCAGATAAATATGTTTAGGTCTTCTGTGTATTCTTGTACACCACCATTATCTTTACCCCAATCAAATGAGAACCTTACTTCTGGCCCCATTGAATGAATCCTTGAGGCAAATAAAACAAAGTACTTATCCTTAAGAAGCATGTTCTTAATGTTGTCCTTGTTTAACCTTTTACCAATGGCAAAGGGTAGGTCAGTTTCAATTATTAAAGAAGATATGAATATATCTATATTAGATAGATCCTCTGCATAAACTTGATTAGATATTATATCATCATCAGCCCCATTCTGTTCTCTGATTATTACATAGTAACCGGATGGTAGGGTTAATTTTTTCTTCTTCCCGTATAGAAGTTCCTCTGTCTTAGTGTCCATATTATATGTGTTTTATATGGTATGAATAGTATAAAAACAAAAAAAGGAGACTTGAATAGTCCCCTCTCTTGGTTGATATAATATGTATTGAATTGGTTTAGAGCTTATCCTTCGTATCCACTGAGAACTCTATGGATTCGATGGTATTGTCAGAACTCATCCTATCTAAACCTTGTCCATTAATTTTAGTTGGCCAACAACCTATATGAACATGGGTATTCAATATAGAGGTACCATCTTCGGCCAGTTCACTTACTGTGATAATCCTTTTATATTGACTAGGTACTAAACCCCCTCCTAAGATAATATCCTGTACAGACATTGCCCAGTCATACATATAATTATCTGCCCCAGAGGTTGTTGATATTTTATCAAGGCTTAGGTTACCTACGCTAACCCTACCTCCGGTCTTTATATCATGGTTAGTATCTCCATGTGCCGTCTGTTCTATACTAATGTCCGGTAGGTCTACTGTCTGACATAAGAATGGGTTTATTGGAGCCGGTGCAATCTGTATACTAAAATTGAACTTCTTCCTTGGGTTGCTTACGTTTGCCATTTCTATTTCTTTAATTTATTATATTAATTCGTTTACAATCTCGAAACTAATTCCTCCAGGAGTAAGTACCATATCCACGTTAATTTCCTGGATAGAACCTATAGCCTTAAGAACTATTCTTACCACATATTTACCATTGGTAACATCAGTTGCATCGTTGATGGTTAAATTATCCAACCCTTTAGCGAATTGGTCACCCTGCCACTCATAACTATACAAAGCTCTTTGTGTTACCAGGGAGTCCATAAAAGGCTTCACAGTGAAGTACATTCTCTTCCATGTTGGAATATCATTAGGTTCTTCTAAGAAGTCCTCTAGAGTAGGCCTAAGTGATTTCTTAATGAAGATTATTAACCTTACTATAGAAGTAAATCTTTCCTGGTCATTGGTATAGCTTGCACTTCTATTCCCCCACAGTTTAATCTGTCCATCCCTATTGATAAACATATTAATTCCTGCATCTATAATGTTATCTAAATCCTTACTAGTTGCGGGTGAACCAAAGTTATTTACTACACCCAAGGCATTATTTACTAATCCCCTTGTGTTACCGGCGTGAGAATAATATTCCCCATAATTCTGTGATGTCTTATTGGATAGTATCATTAGATCTGCTAATCCAGAAGAGTTTAATATTTGCCCAGTTAATTGGTCTAATATCTTAACCCCACCAGCAACGAACTCTACAAATTGGGTATCAATATTTAATAATTCCCTTTTAGTTATAATGGCATCTGCAGTACTAAGGTTATTACTTAGGCTTATCTGATAGATAAGGTCTTTTCTATTATCCGCATAAGCAGCTCCGGCAACGTGTATTGTATCATCATCAAAATCTAATACACCTAATTGCATAGCCTCATCATAATCATCAAAGGCATAAAACCCTGTTCTACTATTAGAGTCCCCTATATAATCTGTTGCTACTACTGGGTCACCATCAGCCCCGCCAGTAAAGTTAACTACCTTCTCTATTGGTACAGCTACCTCATCAGTTAATAATGTTAGGTCATTGTATATTACATCAACCAACTTACTTCCTTCAACCAATGATTTAAGGTAAGTAGAGTGCCCTAAAGTTGGTTTACCATTAATAAATAGGTTTCTGTATTCCTCTCTTAAGGTGGGATCAGTATCATGTGATATGATTATATTAAAGAAACCAGGTTGATTATTACTTCCATTCTCTACAGCTACCTTTACATTGTTATAGTCTGCACCAGGATATTTAGGTACCAATGAAAACAAAGGTTCATTAGCCCCTAACCCCGTTGGGGCATCTTCTATTACAATAGCATCTGGCTTAATTGCTGTTAATGTTTCCGGGTCTGTTATATCTGTGTAGTGAGCAACCCTGTTAAATCTAATAGAACCGCCATTTTCTAGTATCCTTTTTACTAACCTTGGGGTATCGGTGTCATTGGTTAGACCACCATGAACCTTTACGAAGTTAGGCCAAGAATTGAATATAATACTAGGGTCATTTACTGGACCTCTGATAGTTCTACCTTCAACAAAATTAACCCCCTTTACCGTAGAGGGTACAGTTTGGGTTAAGTTCTTTGTACCAAAATTGACTTTTGCTGCTGGCATCTTTTTTTACTTTTTAATTTATACTTTATTTAATATTATATGTATGGGCTTGCCTTAGTAATAAAAAAGGGAGAGTCCCGTCCAAGAATACTCCCCCTTTTAAAAACAGGCAAAGGAACCTAATTTTAATTATCGAAACAGGTCACTGGGTTACCCGTAATTAATCCCCATATACTAGCTATAAACATAACCAATCCTACAAATGCTAAAAATAATAGAGCAAGGATTAGTACCTTGTTAGCATTCTTGTTATTTAAAATCTCAATCCTCATATCTATATATTTAATTATTAAACATTCCTTTCAAAATGGGCACTATCAATGAAACCATCTTTTATATCATTCTTATTCCAATCACCACCCCATCTGTTCTTTGGGTTAAGTCTTTCCCAGAAATCACCTAATACTTTAACATCTTCCCATTTATAGGTAAGGCTACCATCTTCTTTAAAGAAGTTAAAATCTACTGCTAACCTACTTTGGTGTTTACTTTCTAATACTTGGCTCTTGCCAGCATCATGTAATCTTTTCTGTTCTTCTGGTGATCTCCAGGCATGTCCATAAGTTAAATACAAACATTGGCTTTCTGCGAATAAAACCAACCTGGCTATATCCAGGGTAAACTGTTGTTGTTCTTTACTGAGTCTCATAAGTCTTTCCTGGTGTTGTGTTAGTTTTATTATTTTTAAAGATAACGTGATAAATGCTATCTATGTCCGTATAAGGTTTATGTATTGTATATGGCCCATAAGTAACTGTATCACCTACATGATATATCTTATCTTCTTGAGTTTGTTCTATTAACCTACCTTGTATAATATTACAAACCTCTAATACATTATGTCTCTGTTTTCCAAATACCCCTCCAGCTCCCATGTGTGTTACAAAAAATAATTGGTTAGGATGTTTACTAGGTTTCCTTATAAAATAAACTTTTTCATTTATGTAATAGGGTACTTCGAATTCTAGCTTACTTAGCTCGTGGTAACTTACCATATCAGATCCTTCATCGTTGTGAAATATTTCTAACATATTCACTACTTCTTCATCAAGAGATGCTACCTCATCCCTTTTTCTTAACCAAGCCTCCCGGAGAATACTAAGTTTTTTTGATGTCATACAATATAGTCTTAATCTCGTTAAACATATTATTATACCTATCTAGGAATTTTTCTGTATCAGCATAGTATTTCTTAACATCATCTTCATGTTCCCTTATAACCTGCATCAATAGTTCGTCCTTATTTTTGATAGCCTCATCCTTTTGTGCCTGGATAACGGCTATAGCTGTATCTTTCTGGCCTTGTATATAGGCTATTGCTTCATCCTTTTCCTTCCTTACCTTGTCTACCTTCTTTTCTTTATTTACATAAAGATATACTAGGGCTATAGTCAAAAATCCAATAGCTGCTAATAAGGCGGTTCTTAAATCCCTGACATCTTCCAGGTTAGGGGTAGGTATTTGAATAAGTATATTTGAAATCATTTCCACTTATTAGGGGGTTTTGGTTATATAATATTAAATAGGATTGTTTCAACCAACCTAGTTACATTAATAACTCTTTTACTAAGAGAAATAATAACCCTGTAACTATAATTGCTAGAACTACCCATATATTTATGAAGTTATATTTTAATCATTCTAATCCTATTTACAAATATTATCGGCAATCCTTTAAACCTAAAACGGTACTCATTTCCTCCGCTTCCCATTTGGCGTTGCATTTTATCATTTGCTTCTGAAAATCTACATTCAATTTTTCCATTTATTATCGCTGCTATGTAGTGGTGTCCGTGGATGCTATTTTTACTACACCAAGTCCAACGGTCTTCTTCAATTTGCTCTTTAGTAAGTGTGCTAGATATTACTTTAAAAGATTCTGCTTTACCTCCATTCCATTCAGGGATAAACTTTCGGTTATAATTCCAAGAATGGTTACGAAACCACCACCACCAGAAATTGCTAAATGTCCTACCTTCTTTTCTTCCTGCTGCTTCTAGTTCACTTTTACTTCCAAAATCTCCATCAACCGTGTCATTGAGGAGCCATAGCCCTTTTACTTTAAACCAATATTTTAATATATAAGCGATTGGCAGCAACGGAAATCCAAAGAATGAAACACAGTTCCAACGTATGATAAACCAATCGTATCGGCTCCAGTAGCCTTGTATTTCTTTATCGGTAATCAAGAAATAAGACTCGCTAGTATCATTATTACAAGAGGTGCTGATATCAATAAGATAATCCTATATTTTTGAATCCAAGGAGCGTTGGCTACGGTTTCATCTGGTGTTTCATTGTATTCGTCTTTCCACATACGTTTAAGCAATTTTTCTCTTTCACCCGAATTAGGATAAAGACTTTTTTGTAAACTATAAC